CTCGAGACGGTGGCTGCGACATTCGACTTGGCCGGTTCGTGGTCGAGGTGAAGCGACGCAAGAGCATCGCGGTCTACGATTGGGTCGACCAGGCGAAGGCAGCGTGCGCGCCTTACGAGATCCCGGTGGTCATCTGCCGGGGCGACAAGCGTGAGTTCCTCGTGGTGCAGCCCTTGGAAGATTGGCTGAAGATGGCAAAGGCCGAGCTGCCCGACAGATGAAATGCCCGAAGTGCTCCAAGCCTAGCGAGGTCGTGAAGGTCTACCAGTTCCCGACCGAGGCTAGGCGTCGGCGGGAGTGCCTGACTTGCGGGCACCGGTTCACGACGGCGGAGAAACTCTGGCGCAGGGTCTACGCTGAAGAGATACGCAACCGACCGTCTCCTCGAGCGACGCGGCAAGAGCGACCGGAGCCTGTGAAGCGGCGCTGGTCTAACTTCGACGTGGTGCCGGTGGATGGGTATGACATGGACTACGAAGACGTGAGCACCTATGTGCATGTGAGCGACTGATGGCAGGGACACCAATCAAGCGGGCGAGGCGGGAGAAGGCGCTAGCGGTCATGGAATCGCCGGCCTTCTGGGACCAGCTCTGGATTCATCTTGCCGAGGGCAACAGCCTGTCCTCGTTCGTAAAGGGCAGCGAGATCCCGTATCAGCTCTTGTGGGAGACGATTCAGTCCGATCCCGCGCGGCATGAGAAGTTCGAGCTGGTGCGGACTGCGCGCGCCCTGGCGAACGCGGAGCGCATTGAGGCGCTGGCCGACCAAGTGGAGCAGGAACAAATCGACCCGAACGCCGCGAAGGTTGCGATGGGTGCGAGGCAATGGCTTGCAGAACGGATGGACCCGAAGCGGTGGGGAAACAAGATCCAGAGCGACGTGCGTATCACCGACACGACGGCGCTGCATCTTGCTGCGGTGCGCGACTTGATGCGGACCGTGAGCGTGCAGGAACCCGAAAAGCTGACAGATGACGCATCGACGCCGACGGTCCCGCGCGCGTGACTCATTGAACCGCCTGTGGATAACTCTGTGGATAACCTGTGGATAACCTGTGGATAACTCACGGCCTGGCGATCAGCACGCGCTCGGGCACCGATGCGCACACACACGCACGGCGCAAGTGCTTGATTCGCAAGGGGTTGCGGCGCGTAGTGCGTATAACACCCATTATGTTAAATCGGGGCGATTATGACCGCCCTGCGGACAATCCCCCCCCCCTCAACGACGGGGGCGCGCGTAAGTGCTTGATTCCCCTAGGGTCGGGGCGCCGGGCGATTCCGGCCGCCCGCCAGACCCCCCCCGGGGGGTGGCCCCCGGCGGGGGGTCGGCGCTTGCGTAACCCCACACGGACCGTATGAAAAATTCCGAAAACCCGTACTTCGCCTTCGTCAAACGCTACCACGCGGCCCCTGTGGCCTTCGTGGAGGAGGTCCTAGGCGTAACCCCAGACCCGTGGCAGCGCCGCCTCCTAGAGCTTCTGGCGGCCGGCGAGCGCAAGATCAGCGTCCGCTCCGGCCACGGCACCGGCAAGTCCACCGTGGCCTCGTGGGCCATGCTCTGGTTCATGCTCACCCGCGTCCCGGTCAAGGTGGTCGTCACGGCCCCCACCGCCTCGCAGCTCTTCGACGCCCTCTTCGGCGAGTGCCGCCGGTGGGCCAAGCTCCTGCCGCCGGCGGTGGCCGAGCTGCTTGAGATTAAGTCCGACCGCATCGAGCTGAAGGCGAGCCCGGAGGAGGCCTTCATCTCGGCCCGTACCAGCCGCGCGGAGCAGCCGGACGCATTGCAGGGCATCCACGCAGAGTATGTGCTGCTGGTCGTGGACGAGGCCCCGGGCGTATCCGAGGCGGTCTTCGAGTCGGCGGGCGGCTCAATGTCCGGCCACAACGCCACGACGCTGCTGCTCGGCAACCCCACCCGGACGCAGGGTTACTTCTACGACACCTTCCACCGCCTAGCCGGCGAGTGGGAGAACCTGCACGTGAGCTGCCTCGACTCGCCCCGGGTGTCGCCCGAGTACGTCGCCGAGATGTCGAGCCGGTACGGCGAGGGCAGCAACGCCTACCGGGTGCGCGTGCTCGGCGAGTTCCCGGTGGCGGACGACGACACCCTGATCGGGCTTGAGCTCGCCCAGTCGGCGGTGGACCGGGACGTGGTGCAGAACCCGGGCGCGCCGGTGCTGTGGGGGCTGGACGTGGCGCGCTTCGGCGCGGACTCTTCGGCGCTGTGCAAGCGCCAGTCGAACGTGGTCGTGGCGCCGGTGAAGACCTGGAAGGGCCTCGACCTGATGGCGCTGACGGGGGCGGTGATGCACGAGTGGGAGAGCACCGACCACCGCGACCGCCCGGTCGAGATCCTGGTGGACAGCATCGGCCTTGGCGCGGGCGTGGTGGACCGGCTGCGGGAGCTGAAGCTGCCGGCGCGCGGGATCAATGTCGGCGAGTCGCCCGCCTTTAAGGGGCAGTACATGAACCTGCGCGCGGAGCTCTGGGGCAAGGCGAAGGCGTGGCTCGAGGCGCGCGACTGCAAGCTGCCGCGAGACGAGCGACTGGTGAATGAATTATCCTCGCCTCGCTATTCGTTTATGAGCAACGGCAAGCTACGCCTCGAGGGCAAGGACGACATGAAGCGCAGGGGGCTGGCGTCGCCCGATGTGGCGGACGCTTTCGTTTTGACCTTTGCGTCGCAGGCGGCGACGGGCGGCGGCGTGTACGCGCCGACCTGGCAGAAGGCGATCAAGCGACAGATCCGGGGGGTGGTATGAACTGGCGTGATTTCTTTTTGGTGGACCCGTACTCGGGCGCGAAGCTCATCGAGCACGACCTGCAGGGCTGGGGCTCGGATGACCCAATCTTCGAGCAGGTCCTGGCGGCGGTGCGCCCCACGACCATCATCGAGGTGGGCTCGTGGAAGGGGCGCTCGGCGGCGAACATGATGGCGATCTGCAAGCGACTGGAACTTGACGCGCGCCTGCTCTGCGTTGACACCTGGCTTGGGAGCCTCGAGAATTACGCGCGCCACGACGGCGACAACCGCTGGCTGCACGAGGCGCTGCGGCTGCAGTCGGGATACCCGCGGCTGCACGAGCTGTTCCTCTCGAACATGATGCACCTGGGGCTGACCGAGCGCGTGACCCCCCTCCCCCTGCCGGCGACGATCGCGGCGCGGGTGCTGGCCGAAAAAAATGTGGTGGCGGATGTGATTTACATCGACGGCTCGCACGACTATGAAGATTGCAAGGCGGACCTAGCAAACTACTGGCCGCTCCTGCGCCGGGGCGGGATTCTGTTCGGGGACGACTACGAGGCGTGGCCCGGCGTGACGCGCGCGGTGGACGAGTTCTGCGACGCGCACTTCCTGCATCGCTCTGTCGTGCGCCGCTCGGGTAAGTTCGCCTTCGGCAAGGACCGCGGCGTAGAGGGCATCGAGTAATGGAGATCCGCACCGGCGACTGCTTGGATGTACTTAAAACCATGTCTGCCAATTCCGTCGATGCCATTGTGACCGACCCGCCCTATGGCCTGGCGTTTATGGGGAAGAAGTGGGATTACGATGTGCCGAGCGAGGAGATATGGCGCGAGTGCCTGCGGGTGTTGAAACCGGGCGGGCATCTTCTCGCCTTTGCCGGTACGCGGACGCAGCATCGGATGGCGGTGCGGATTGAGGATGCGGGGTTTGAGATACGCGACATAATCGCGTGGGTGTATGGCTCGGGTTTTCCGAAGTCTCTGGATGTGTCGAAGGCGATTGACAAGGCGGCGGGTGCAGAGCGGGAGGTCATCGGAAAAGTTTTAGGCATGGGGAAGCAAAACCCTGAATGGAATGGAACCGCCCAAGGTCGAGCCGAAAATAGTTTCAAGCCCGAATACAACGCCACCGCCCCCGCCACCGAAGCCGCTCGCCAATGGCAAGGCTGGGGAACGGCGCTAAAGCCCGCGCTGGAACCTATCACCGTCGCCCGCAAGCCGCTTATCGGCACGGTCGCGGAGAATGTGTTGGCGCATAACACGGGTGCGCTGAATGTGAATGGGTGTAGGGTGGGGACGGATGGCGGAACCGCAAAGGGCAGCAAGCCTATGGGTGAAGGCAATGGCATTTATGGCGCAGGGTTGCATGGCGCTTGCGAAATAACGCAGTTGAGCGCAGGCCGCTGGCCCGCCAACCTGATACACGACGGCAGCGAGGAGGTGGCGAGGCTGCTAAACGACGCCGCCCGCTTCTTCTACTGCGCGAAGGCGAGCAAGCGGGACAGGGACGAGGGGCTGAAGGGGTTTGAGGAAAAACCGACCGTTTCTAATATGTGCAGCGGCAGCGTACAGCAAAGCGGCGAAGGAGAGCGACTGGACGGAAACCCGCTGCCAAAACGCGCCAATAACCACCCCACCGTCAAGCCTACCGACTTGATGCGCTACCTCTGCCGCCTCGTTACTCCACCGGGCGGCACCGTCCTTGACCCGTTCATGGGGTCAGGCTCAACGGGTAAAGCCGCGATGCTAGAGGGCTTCGGCTTCATCGGCATTGAGCGTGACCCCGAATACGTCAAGATCGCTGAAGCACGGATTGGTGCGGCCAAAGATAGAGCGGGGCTTTTCGGATGAAATACTACTGCATCACGCTCGCCGAGACCCCGGAGCGCACCGAGCACGCCCGCGCGCAGGCCGCGAAGGCTGGCATCGAGTTGGATTTCATCTACGGCATCTTCGGCAAGACGATGCAGGTGAAGTCCGAGATCCCGATGCACTCAGACTATTTCGTGACCCGCGGCGCGACCTGTCTGGTCTTGTCGTGGCACATCGCTTGGCAGATTGCGTGGCGCGAGGGGCACGAGGAGTTCGTGATCTTCGAGGATGACTTCATCCTGCCGGATAACTTTGCCGAGCGCTGGGCGCAGATGCGCGCCGAGGTGCCCGAGTGGTGCGACCTGGTGTACTTGAACTCGTGCTGCACGGACCAGAAGCCGGCGAAGAAGGAATCGGCGAGCCTGTGGGAGATCAAGTACCCGCTGTGCACGGCCGCCATCTGGCACCGCCGACGCGCGATCCCGACGCTGCAGATGTACACCAAGCCCGCGAACACGCCCGTGGACATCCTGCTCGAGTGGCACGCGCTGCCGCACCTGCGGGTGCTGACGGCGGTCCCGCCATTGGTCTCCCAGGCAACGCAGGACCTTGCGGTGCCGATGCCATCGACCATCCACATGTGAGGTACCCGTGAATGCTAAAGCCAAGCGACGTGGCGCGGTTCCAGCGCCGGCTCGACAAGAAGTCCCCCGAGAAGCCGCAGCCCCCGGAGCCGCCGAAGGGTGGCGGGAAGGGTGCGCCGCGGCCTCCTTCGGACAAGAAGGCGGCCTGATACTCAGCGACCGGCTGCCGGCGGGGCGCTTCGTGCGCCTCGAGGTGCCGTGCGCGCCGATGCTGCCGTGTAACCCGTCGGTGGCCGTCGGCCCGGGCGGGGAGCTGCGGTGCCTCATCCGCGCCGTGAACTACGAGCTCGGCGAGACGGACGGGATCTGGTTCCGGGACGACCCGGGGCCGGATACGGTCAACTACATCGCCGACCTTGGCGATGACTTGTCGGTGGCGCGGGTCGAGCGCGTGGACGACGCCGCGCAGCGGGCGTCGCGGCTGCCGTGCCGGGACGGCTTAGAGGACGGGCGGCTCTTTTGGTTCCGCGGCCGGTGGCGATTTACGGCCTCGGGGCTGCACCACGGCCCCCGGGTGCGCACGACGATGGCGCTCTGCGCCCTGGATGGCCGCCTGGTTGACGAGCTTGAGTTTCTGCACAGCCCGCACGCCCGGGAGATGGAGAAAAACTGGATGCCGCGCGCAGACGGCGACCGGCTCTCGTTCGTGTACTCGCACCACCCGGCAGAGTCGTACCAGCTGATGCCGACGCGGGAGAAAATCTGCTTCGAGTCGTTCCCGGGATTGGCCGGCTGGTCCGGCGGCTCGCAAATCATCCGCCACGGCGACGCCTGGGTCGGGGTGGTACACCAGCGGCGCAAGGAGCGCGGGCGGGTGTACTACGCGCACCGGCTGGTGCGCTACGACGACAAGCTGATGCCGGCGCACGCCGGGCGGGAGTTTTACTTCCGCGGCGCGCAGGTCGAATTCTGCGCCGGGCTCGCCGAGCACGGCGGCGGGTTCGTGCTCTCGTTCGGGGTGAAGGACCGCGAGGCGTGGCTGGTTCGGCTAACGGTCGCCGAGTTTGGCGCCCTTTTAGGCTGACAATGGGGATAGACCAAAATCGGCACGGGTGGCGATTTCATGTATAGAGCAGACGGGTCCCTAGTCGAGCAGAGCGAGCAGTCCCTTGGTTTCGTGGAGACCATGGACGACGCCGACCTCGAGGCGCTGGTCGGCGGCGAGCTGACGGATGCCACCTCGTTTATCGACGCGGAGCTCTCACCGGTCCGCGCGCGCGCCATCCAATACTACCGCGGCGAGCCCTTCGGCAACGAGGAGGAGGGTCGATCGCAGGTCGTCTCAACCGACGTGCGCGACACCATCAACGGCATCATGCCGTCGCTGATGAAGGTCTTTTTCGGCTCAAAGAAGATTGTCCAGTTTGCGCCGCGCAACCCGGAAGACGTGGCGTC